CCCAGTAACCAGACTGCTCGCCGTTAGCAATAAGCTCGATACGTAAGTCGGGGGAGTAGGTAGATGCCATGATGTTTCCTTAACTAAGGTATAGTGCGCGTTCGTCTTTACGGCGGTTCTCAAGTCCTCTTAAGACTTTACCACCGGCTTTGCAATACTTTAAAAATTCTTCGGCGGCCCCAGTAGAGTCGCCCCGGTTGTGTTTCTGTCGCAGAGTGCTGCGTTGCAAGGTTCCTAGTCCTAGGTTAAAACTAAAACTGACCAGACTGTCCAGCCAGCTTTGGCGACTGCCAGCACTAGGACAATACTTAAGAACTCCTGATTCAAACCTCGTAAGGTCTTTTGCAAGTATGGCATCTACCTCTTCCATTGTAAACACACGGTTCCAGCCTTCTGGGCAAGGCAGACTTAGCCTTTCTTCAAACGGCACTTTTGCGTGATTTGCTTCGATTACATGCCCAACGCCAATCGTCCAAAGTCGAGCAGGGCACCGGTAAGGTTTATTCCTTACCCCCTCGTGGTGCTTAATCATGTCTAGTGCTTTTTTGCTAATCATTTACCAAAAGCCCTACCGCCAAAATGGAAACTGATTATTGCCGCAAAGAGAGCTTGAGTCTCGTCATCCCACAACATGTTTGCCAACGTATTAAACTCCACACCACGGTTCCAGCCGTACAAGAACAAGCCAATTTCTACTAGCATTAGCAAGCCAAAGAAACCATACGTAATTGTTGGGCGCACTCCTGTGCGGTAGTTAACCATCCATTGACTAGCACCCTGACCGATTGCGATATCATGGGCGTATATAGCATTCATCTCCGCTTTTTGTGCGTCGATTAGCGAGACTTTCTCCGCAGATTGTGTCTGGGTCTTAATCTCGTCTAACTTAATTTCTTCAATGTGTTGCTGTGCAACATACCCTGCTTGCAGTAATTGTAACTCTCGTTCGGTCTGCATTTGCGCTAACTGAATTTCATGCTTCTTATCTGCACGATCTTGGAAGAAGTCGAGTAGTTTAGGCAAACCACCCATCAGGAACGATAGAAACGTTGAAAGTAGTGTAAGCATTATTCCTGTATCCCCATTAAAATTTTGGCGCGTAGTTCACGCATTTTCTTTACTTCTTCCATTGCCGCCGCTGTTGCGTTATTCATATCCATATACATGATCCCCATGATGGGGAGGGCCAAGATCAGCACAAAACACAAGACCACCACGGCGATGAGTAGAGACCACGGTACGTCAGACTCATCCTTAGCATTATCATTAGCCATAGAAACCACAACGTTATGAACCACCGCCACGATTGATGTTAGCTGATCCTTGATCTTTCTTTTTATACTTGCCCGTCGCCATGCTGCCACCTGCTGTTTTACTGTTTCTTGGCGCTGTATTTCAGCCCGCTCGGCTTTCACCCTGTCGCGCATTACTTCAAACTCAGACCAGATAGCACCGAGTTCTTTGGGCGCTTGGTACACCATCATTTCGCGTAGCTCCGTCTCGAGCCTATTCATTTCTTTCTGCGCAAGTACCCGATTAAATGCTTCCTGATTTACCGACAACTCAGGGTCACGCGTTTTCTTTGCCTTTAGTTCTTCTTCGTGAACGTGCTTCTCAAGCTGTTGATGCGATTTAAAAAAATTTCCCAGATGGCTACTAAGGTCAGCAACCACATCCTTGGCTTGACCGTACGCGTCCACCAATTCCATCCCCTGCGCTTTGTACTCCTGATAAAGCTCACAACCTTTTCGTATTGCGGCAGCAGCAGTTTTCGCAGCGGCGAGGATGGTAATCGGATCAATTTTTTAGCCTACTAATTCGTCAGCAACCATGTCGGCTTTTTGTTCTGGCACTTGTGGCTGTGCTTGTGTGCGCACTTTTGTAATTAGGTCAACAACTTGTATAAAAGGTCTATCGCCTAGCGCACCTAGAACATGGTTAACTTCGTCCACGGTTAGCGTTAGTTTAATGTCACTCATTTATTTCTCCGTTAGTTTCTACTGTTAAGGCCAGCAGGTTGCCTTTAAGCCCAAGGAAGTCCTTTGTACCCCGTAGTAGGTGGGGCTTGTAATTGCGCTGCCGTATCTTCATAAGCAGCAACAACAGAATCAGTTAAGGCCGTTTTTACCCAACCAATCACAACATCTTCTGTAAGTTCACTGTACGGCAAAAAATCACCGTCTGCATAGGGTATTGCAACCACACCGTTAACCAAATCATCAACAATAAATTCAACTTCTTTGACAATGTTTTGCTTGCCATCTTGATTCAAGATGCAGTTCATATTTCTAATTTTCCAAGTTGCCATTTTATTTCCTTATTAAACAAATGCGCCAGTATTGGCTGCGGGTAAACGTGTGAGTTTGTAGTAACTACCGGCTAGTGGAGTTACCGTTCCTGCGCTGGAAGTTACTTGAAGATTTATTGCTCCGCCTGTAGTCGCGTTAGCTCGGAACATAGAACGTAAAGTGTATTGATGGTTTACGGCGGTTGTTAATGTACCCGTGACAGGTAATGCTCCAGCAGTGGCTGTGGACTTTGCAATAGCCGCTGTTTGTGGGGTTCCAACTGTTCCAATACCGCCAACAGGAGTTCCAACATAGTGAGCATTATTGTTTGCTGGTCCCTGCGTAAACGTCATAGTAAACGTAACTGTACCCGCAGTAGTTTTCGTAAAGTACAAATACGCTTCAACTTCATAATAAACACCGGCGTCTAAGTTCATGCCTGATGTAGCGCCGAAGAAGTTATCAATACCGGGTCCAATTGCACTGCCGTCAGCAGCTAAACGGAAATAGTGAATAGACGCAAGATACCCGCGACCATCGGTTGTATCATCTGTTGTATAAAATGCTGTTCCATCAAACTCCATTGCGCCTTCTACTGGCGAGGTTAGTAACGATCCTGCTGTAAAATCAACTGGGGCTAATGATGTAGTACCCGCAGCTAACGTAAGATTACTGTTACATGTAATTGCACCACCAAAAAACGCAGCCCCAGAGTTAACATAAAGTGCGTAACGATTAGTGATAGTTACGTTGGTTCCGGCTGTTGGGGCTGCTGCGATGTATAGCGTTGCCCCATTTGTCACTGTTTGTGCTGCAGTGGTTGCAGCAAGTGTTGGTGTTCCTAAGCTACTAGCCGCAACGGTCCCTGTTAAACCAGCACTTGATGTGTATGTACCAGCAGCAACGCTGATAGCAGGTCCTGTAGTTGTCCATGCAGCCTGTGAAACTACGCCACTAACTACAAGCTTATTGCCTGTAGTATTAGCAAAAGTACCTGTCCCTGTTGTAGTTACCGCACCACCAAAGTATGAAGCTCCAGCCGCTATATAAAGAGCGTAGCCGTTGGTAATCGTTACGTTTGTACCTGCGGCTGGTGCGGCTGCTATGTATAAAGTAGCTGCATTAGTAATTGTTGATCCAGCGAGTGTTGAGGCAAAGGTGGTAGTTCCGAAACTACTCGAGGCAGCTAAACTAGGAACAGTATTTGGTGTTGTAATTGTTGTACTAGCTACATTAAACAATGAACCTGAAGTGCCAAATACGTTGACGGTATTAGCTCCTCCAATACTTAAATAACTTCCATTCGAGTTTTGCCTATAACTTACACCACCAATTACCGCACCCCCATTAAACGCAGCTGTACCTGCACCTATAAGCAAAGCGTATGGGTTCGTGATTACTGTTTGCCCCGAACCAGCAGACGGTTCGTTTTCAATATACAGAGTAGTCGCAATACCCGCAGTATACGTGTCGACACCATCATCAAGAACAAGCGCGGGCGTTTTAAGTGAGTTTGCATTAACTTGAGCAAAATCACCGTTTTTGGTGAAAGTTCCACCCGCGTTAAAAAAACCAAAAGCGTTTGTTGTGCTAGGGGTAAACAATGGATATGTGATGTTTGTCGGATCAATTTTAAGCAACGATTCACTTACACTAATATTTGTACCAATACCTACGCCCCCAGCGGCATATATGGTCACAATGGCACTACTTTCAGCAGACAAACCTAGTACGGTAGAAGCTTTTTTAAACACCCCGTAAGTTGGGACAGTAGTGCCTGTCGGTATAAAACTAGCCGCCGTGGTGGTTCCAGTAGTAGTTAAGTTAGTGCCGTTAAATGTTAGTGCAGAGCCGGTAGCCAACGCGCTTGTACTTGATGCGTAAGGAATTCCGTTTGCGGTAAACGCTGCTTGGCTAACATTAATACCAGCACTAGTGTCGTTAAGATAAAGTGCGCGTGATGATGGATACGTTAGGAATACCGTTACTGTGCCTGAAAAAGTTACGGCAGACCCAGAGTTGCTAGACGAAAGAATAGTTGTGCGTGTTAGTGTAGGGCCAGTAGTTGAATACGTACCAAGACCCGATTCCCAGTTACCAGATGTATCGGTAGCGGCATAATACGTAGTATTAGTGTCGCCAACTACCGAAAAAGATTGAAACCCTGTAACAGAGCCAGAAAGCGTAAAACTAACGGTTGTGTTCGCCGTACCTGTTTGTTGAACCCTGTCTCTTAAGACTAAAGCCATAATTACTCCGTATTTATATCAGTCCAATTTGGGTCTTCATTGTTGTAAATGGTAAACCAACCACGGACAATGCTTGAGTCTAACAACGTACTGTTTTCGTTAATTGAAAATATTAAAGTACCAACTATACTTGTTACCTCAAGAACACTCACATCTTCTGTTATTGCAAACACCGCATCAAACACGGTTGTATTAGCGTCCGCAACCCCTGTGTTTTCAGTTGCAATATCCTCATACGCAATACCAATTTCTATTGAATCAGTTACCGTACTGTTTTCTGTAAGGCTCTGCAAAAACGCCGAAAGCTGCGTACTACCGTCAGCTAATGTACTACCTTCTGTACGACTTACAGCAAACCCCGCCGTCATACTGCTTATATCTGCTAACCCGCTATTTTCAGTAATTGAGTCTACAAAATTAGTCCCCGCCGCTAAAAGCGCAGCAAACGGGGTAGCCGCAAATGACGACGTGCCAAACATTATGAAGTGGCGGTTGTGCTATATGTCACGGCAACGGTGTCACCTGCCGTAGTGGTCTTAGCTGTTGCAAAGTTACCTGCGGAGTACAGCGTACCTGCTGTGCTCAACTGCGTAGATACTGCACCGGTACCAGTAGCTAAAAAACAACCTGCGACCGTACCGCCCGCACCTGTAATAGTGTAGGTAATTGAGGAAGCCGCGCAAGTAGTTACGTTCGATGGGGTTGTACCGGACGAAGTAGACGACGAAAACGACGCTGTACCACGCACTGCTGAACCACCAACCGTGTAGTTAGTAAACTCATTTGAAGTAGTGATCGACATTGTATCCGCAGCAGCAGCCGTATAACCAGACTTCAGCAAACCTAAAAATGGTCCTACACGAGTGTAGCCAGAAGCCGTTACTAACAACGTATCCAGCATCAACTGCTTGCCAACAGCCATAACTAAATTAGGAAATTCTTCTTCCCATTTGATGTTGCCATCTTTGTCGCGGCAAACAACGTGGTAGTGGCCTTCTATACTAGAAGTTTCTGGGGCAATATTTCCTTTTGCTTGCATTGTGGCTACGGCGTTGTCTCCGTAGCTTCCGAATTCTTTTTGCATAATGACCTCTAAGGTAAACGAATTAAAGCTGTTGTTGAAGAATTGACCGGCATAGCTACCGTATTGTTAACCGCATTAAACGACTTGTCTGCGCCAAAATCCAGTACTAACACGGACTTATTGCTACTAGTTGTGTTGTATATCAACGCCCCACGAGCGATAAAGCTTGCGCCGGGCCAAGACACATTATTAAAGTTTACATACACGACACCAGTATCTACGTCTGTGTTTATCGTAGCGCCTGTTACTTGAACCCCACCCGCCGTGTAGCCTGTACCTGTCACTTCATTGTCGGTCGTGTAGGCGGTAGTTGTTGGGCCAATTGATGAAAACGCTGTGTACAACGACATGTAAAGAGTGCCCGTAATAATGTTCTGACCTGCTTGAAACATGTCATTTTTAAAACTATTGGTCAGACCTTGTTGAATAGCCATTACGGAGCCACTTTCATTTTAAACTGCGTATCACGATATGTATCACCTTGCTCAAGACCGGCACCCAAACGAATCAGTTGTTGTACTGCTTCTTTGTATTTTGTGTCGTAGTACGCCATCATATCTTGCTCACCCTTCATGAAGATATACGCTTCAACCAAAGAGCCATAAAGCAAAACAGGATCGTAGTTATCACCAACCCATGAAGTACCCGCAGTAACTATAGACTCTGGGTAGTAATAGTAGTGAAGCTCTACGTCGTAAACCGCATCGGGTGTCGGGCCAAGAATAAAGCTAAGTTCCGTTGTAATATTTCCTGCTGTTACAGTGGGGCCAAACAAAGAATAGTACTCTGGGATACCTGTAGCTGTTGCATCTGGGTATGCTGATCGTATAAAACTAACATCTTTGTTGAGCAAATACTGCTGACTACCTGTTGCATCAATTACAGATAAAGAAAGCACAGATAAAAAATCAGTAGGGCATGACAAATATTTACTATTGCTTGTCGTTACCCCTGTAACGTTTCTACGCAGTGCTGGGAGCAGGACAGTGTTGTACAGGCGTTCTTCTGCCTGTTGTACAAACGTGGGTATATTAGCTACGAAAGTAGTCTCGTAGTTCTGTGTGTAGTCCTGTATCGCTGTAGATAACGCTGCGTAGTTCATTGTAAACTTATTCCTAGCCTACTGTTAACTTAAGCCATCGGGCCACGAGCCATCAAACCTTTAGTAGCTGCGCCGGTGCCACGAATCTTAATGCCTGTTGTTTTTGTGTTGTCTGCCGCTGGGTCACCTGCGCTTACGCGGTATGTACCATGCACGCGGGGATTCATATCTTTAGCTGCTAGCGTGTTTGGGTCTTTACCTTCGTATTGGGCTTTAACTTGGCCTTCAACCGAAACTTTTTCGCCCTTCATAGTATGCGGTGCCGCATACACAGGGGCTTGGCCTACTTCTTTGCCATTTTGCTTTTGAGAAAATTTAGCCATTGTCTGCTCCTTAGCCTGTCTTTTGGTTAGCAACACGCGCCAGATTGCGGCCCATTGACTTCATCTGATCCGTAGTAACCCCACCTTTAGCCATTTTCATAGCGCCTTTGTGCATACGCTTCTCGTGACCTTTAATTTCTTTGTCCGCGATTCGCTTAACTTGCTTTGTATCCATTTTCTACTCCTACGAGATTGTCACACTGCCTACGGCAGTTGGTGACGTTAAATAATTGGGTGTTAACCCTGCATCGTTTCCACTTGCACCGCCAACAGGTGCCCAACCCC